GGTTGTATACTGAGGTTTCAACATAATAACAGGGGGTTATCATGGACACATTTGACAGGATATGGGACAGATTATATCCTATAGCAGTATTTACGATATTTTCCGGTCTAATACCATTAATGGTATGGAGCTTTTTTTCTCGTCACACGACCTATCAGGAGAAATACAGTAAGCCATCCTCATATGAGGTAGCAATGTCGGAGGACAGGGCTATGCTTGCTAGGGTATTTGAGAAGCAGAGGCGTAAGGATCATCTACCAATACAGGAGAAGGAGGAGGATCTACCTCCACAGAAGTATTACCCCGGAGATAACGACTTCAACATCCCACTAGAGCAGCTATTAGAAGGAAATCATGGACGATTATTATAATGGCCCACTTCAACAAGCAGGCATATGATGCTTGCGACAATAAAGCAAAGACAGCAGTAAGGTCATACCTAGATTCAAAGGGTATGTTCACTAATGTATATGAGGATTACGGCCCTGATATACAATCTTGGCGTAAAATCTACCATGAAGTTGAAATAAAAACGTCATGGATAGATGAGTGGCCTACTATGTGGAGTACTGTTCACATTCCATATAGGAAGAAGAAGTACATGGATGGGGGTAAGAGTGTAATGTTTTGGGTATTAAACAAGGATTGCACTAAGGCTTGGCACATAGATGGCAAGTACATGAAGGAGGAGTATGTGAGTAACATACCTAACACTAGGTATCCTGATGGGGAGGATTTTTACAACATTCCCATTTCACTATGTCAGCTAATAGAAGTGGTAAAATGACTATTAAAATCAACGTCCCCCTAAGTGAGGAGGATTTATTTAATATAATGAAAGGTGGTACATATGAATGGGAACAAGTACCCCATAAGAAGGACAAGGAAGTCCGTGTGGATTTAATGCTTTATGGAGAAGGAGGGGAGAGCATATGGAAGGAGCTATTCGAAGAGTATCCAACAGACGATACATATAAGCTCGGAGACACAAAATAGATGCAACTACTGTGGAATGGTTACTGAAGCAGTCAGGGTGCATGGTCATGAGCAATGTATCAACTGTGGTACAAATGTAGAGCCATGTTGTGAAGGAGCATATGAGGTCAATACCTATTGGTAGAAAATACAATTGTGAAGAAGAGTGGTGGCATATGGTAGATCCAAACAAAAGCCAGAAGCAGAAGGATCAATGGAGATCCTATGTAAATACGAAGCTGGACAGGGAGACATGGATAGAGCAGGCCAATGAGCAGGGTGAGATATTTGTGGACAAGTATCTTCATTCTCAATGCGAATTTATCAGAGTAGTATTAAAAGATGCGGAAACCAGTAAAGAAAAGAGGAAACAGTAACGCCACGAAGGTAACAACAGGATCTAAGCACGAAGCCAAGCATCACAGGGAAGTAATGAAGGCTGCAGTAAGAGTTGATTATGAAGCCGGAATACTCACGAGATCCCAAATATGTGAGAAGTATGGATTCTGGCAGAGTACACTTACCAAGTATATCAATGCAGGAGACTGGAAGTATGCATCAAGGAGGGAAGAAGCCCTTACGACTATGCATACAAGGATGATCCAGAAGTATGCAGACGATAGGGCAAATATTTCCCACCAACACCTAGATGAATTAAACAACTTAAAGGAGAAGGTACTCAGTTCAAAGGATACCACTGAATTAAATATCTGGTCTTCAAAGGCAGATACAGTGATGAAGATCATCCGTAGTGAAAGGATAGCACTAGCAATGCCGAATGAGTACAAGTATATAGAACAGAAGAATGAGAACGTATATAGGGTGGAGGATGCCCTTAAGGAACTAAATGTGCAGATGCATGGGGAGGTGATAGAGGGGGAAATTATTGCCGAGCCAGATAACAACACACTCTCACTAGAGATAATCAACGATGGGAAAAGGGAAGAGGCAGAAAACAGTAAAGGAACAGAAGCTAGAAAATGATTCCATTATGAATTCACGCAGGCAGTTGGCATTGATGTTGGGATGTGCTGCTGCTTCGTGGAAGTCTGGTATATCGTTTCAGGAGTTAATGATGGAGGCCCATAAGGCTGATACCTCCCCAGAAACATTCTGGATGGAGATAGCAGATACAGTTGGAACTATGATATATATGGTGGAGAGTGAAGGTTAAAACTTGTTTTATATGTAAGAAGGATCTTCCAAAAAGGAAGACAAGGTTCTGTTCAATAGCATGTTCAGAGTATAATGACGTTTTAAAAAGGAAGGCAATCACTCTAAGGTTGAGTACGTTGCTTGAACCTAGGGAGTGTATTAACTGTAAGGCTATGTACCCCCCTAAGACCAGCCGCCAAAAATGTTGTAGTAGAGCATGCTCAAATTTTTTGGCAGCAGAGTACCAAAAGAAGAAGAGGGCAGAAGCTCGTGAGCTGACATTACGTAGTGGTGGAGAAGTTGTCAGGGGTGCAGGTAACAGGTCTAGGAAGATTGGACAGTATGCTAAGCCTACAGCCATCAATATACCTAAAACACTTGTAGGTACTGCTGTTTTTACTAGGGCAGATACAAGGGAAAGAGTGGATCTACAGTCTAAAGTAGAAGAATACCTTGCTAATGGTGGAAAGATAATGAAGTATGGAGATCAACCAGCTATCACAATAAGTGATAGTATTACTAAATGGGAGATATCCAGTGAAGAACAAGATACAGCAACAGAAAAGTATAGAATATTAAATGCATATAATGGGAATTGACCCCGGTTTCTCAGGGGCAATAGCAGTATTAGATGAGAACTTATCAATAGAATTTGTAATGGATATGCCTATTATTATGGTAGGCAAGAAGAGGGAACTAGATGAGGCAAAGCTAGCAACTATATTTGGAAGGTGGAGACTTAGGCCCATGAGTATCGGACTTGAGAAAAGCCAGACAATGCCAAAGCAGGGTATAGTTTCTACTGGAAGATACATGGCTTCATATGGTTTCCTTCGTGGATTATGTGTGGGTAATGGAATACCCTATCATTTGATTCAGCCTCAGTCATGGAAGAAAGCTATGATGCCTGATATGGGCAGGGAGAAGGGTGCGTCTATACAGAAGGTGACGCAGCTTTATCCTGAGTTATCACTTACAAGAGTTAAAGACCATGGGATTGCTGATGCCGTACTCATTGCAAGATATTTAAAATTAAATATATTGAATGGCACAACAATCTCCAAGGATGGATGATAAGGAGGCGATGCAGGAGCTGATGGATCGGCTTCAGGATCACGATACTTATTTTCAATATTGTGTAAAGATTCAGGAATTAGGCACAAAGAAGCTGATTCCTTTTGTGATGAATCCTGTGCAGAAGATCTTGCATGGGATAGCACAGAAACAGTTAGAAGAACAGAAACATGTGAGGATAATTGTCTTGAAAGCAAGGCGATTCGGTATATCCACTTATGTTCAGGCACGGATGTTCAAACGTGCTGCCACCCAGTTTAATCAGTTAGTGCATATCTGCACACATTCCAAGAATACAACTTCAGAAATGTTTGCCATGACGAAAGTTATGGAACAGAACTATCCCGATTTTATTAAACCACTGTCACATTACTCAGGAAAGCAGGAACTTACATGGGGTTCCAGTGATGGCAAGGGGTTGAACTCTAGGTATGGTATGTCTACTGTAGAAGGCTCCGAGGTAGTAGGTGCGGGGATCGACATGCTTCATTGTTCCGAGGTCGCCCGTTGGGGTAGTCGTGCCCGGGAGTATGCAACTGGTATGATGAACTGTGTTGTACAGGGGTATGGCACGGAGATCTGGATGGAGAGTACTGCAAAGGGAGTTGGTAACTATTTTGAAAAAGAATGGTGGCGGGCAGATAAGGATGCAAGTGGACTTAAGACTGTATTTTTTCCTTGGTTTGTATTTGATGAATATCAAACGGATCTGAGTGAGGAGGAGTTAAAGGATGATTCATTTAAGAAATCATTAGGTACAAACCCTGTGTATGGTGGAGATGAAGAAAAGAATCTTCTGGGAGTAGAAACATCCTATGAAACAGATGATGGGCTATTTGAGTTTGAGGTTACTCTTGAACACCTGAAGTGGCGTAGGAATAAAATTATATCACCAGAATGTCAGGGTGATCTAAATATATTCCATCAGGAATACCCTACTACTGCGAGAGAAGCTTTTGTCGCATCAGGAAGGAGTGCATTTGATTCAGTAACCTTAACAAAGATGTGGTTTGAAGCAGAAGAAAGAGAACGAGACTTTCCACCTAAGCGTTTTGTGATCCCTGTTAATGGATTCCAGAATGTAGGTGGAGAAGAAAAGATGAGATATTTTATGGAAACAAAGCCGGATGGAGAGTTTACTGTGTTCAATCCACCTCAGGAAGGCAGGCACTACAGGATAGGAGTTGATGTGGCAGAGGGGATAATGTCTGAGACAGGAGACACGGATTACTCTGTAGTCACAGTGCTAGATGCTGAAACATATGAGGAGTGTGGCACATGGTGTGCACGTATAGACCCAGACCTACTTGCATGGATAATAGTTACTATAGGTAAATGGTACAATCATGCCCTTGTTGCAGTAGAGAATAATAATCATGGGTTATTAACATTGAAGTTCTTATCATTGATCCATCATTACGACAACATATACATAGAGAAGGCTCTGGATGAGCGTGGGCAAAGACAGAAGAAAAGATTAGGGTTCAATACTAACATAAAAACAAGGAAGTTAATACTTGATTTGTTGCGAAGACTTATACGTGAAGAACAGATTGAATTGTTTTCGAAGGCTACAATTGATGAACTTCAAACATTTGTTATACATAACAATGGTAAGGAGGCAGCCCAACACGGATGTCATGACGATAGGGTGATGTCATTAGCTATTGCTGGGTATATGTGTTATATGCATCCGCATCTTCCGGGGCCATCAATGCCAGCCCAGCCCAAATCTCAAAGAAGAGAATATTACGTGAGGGCATAAATGGATAGGATTAAAATATGTGAACAGTGTGGTACTGAATATACTGCAGATAAGTTTCAATATACAAAACAGAGATACTGTAATAAGAGGTGTAAGGAAAGACGTAGGTGGGAGAAGCAGGTGATATCAGGAGATATAAGGCATAAGAAGGGTGGCTATAATAGGTCAACCTATATTACGAAGTGGATGGAAGCTAGGCTGTCAGACAATACAGCACCATGCCATTACTGTAAGGCAAGGGTGACACCAGAGGATTTTGTGCTTGATCATATGATTCCGGTAGCAAAGCTTAGTACCAAGGCTGAAATGATTGAGGAATCTAATCTAGTGGTGGCATGTCGTAAGTGCAATCAGGCTAAAGGGAGTATAGGTTATGAGGAGTTCTTAGAGCATATAAAGGTAGGTTAATAAATATTTATATTGACAGACGTTTTTCTGCATTTTAATCTGATAATGGTTAAATGTCAGAAAAAAAGATGCTCAGATCTATCTGTACTGCATGAAAATACTATAGTGCATACTATGACACCCCCTGAAAATCCTATGAAATACGGATATAAGAAACCGATCAGAAATAATCAACCCCCAGTATATCAACATAAAGTCATAAGAAAGCAAACTAGGAAGAGGTAACTATGGGAAGTAAGATAAAGCAAAAGAAGTTCTCAAGAACTGCTACTGAAACCAATGCTGATATTCTGGAAAGAATAGGAGGTTCTGGTGGTGCAGCTTATAGATCATCAAAAAGTAAAAGGCCGGATATACTTAAATTAAAGAAACAATCCAAGCCACTTACAACTAAATCTGATGCGGCAAAAATGGTTAGGGCTAATAAAAAAGCTGCAAAGAAGAATCCAAGGACTGGGAAAGTAATTAAAAAAGCAATTAAGGCAGGAGGAGCTGGAGTACTGGTAGGAGCTGGAGCAGTAGCTAGTCAATGGATTAATCAGGAAAAGAAAAAATAAGGTAACTATGTCAGGAACCAGAAGATCCCGAAAGCAGTCTACAAAAGGAATAAAGCTAGATATAAGAAGTAAGAAGCTTATGGCTGCAGCACAATTAGCTGCACAAAAGAAAATTGCTGCTGAGAAGAAAAGGAAGGAACTAGCAAAG